ACCCGTTTGACATTTTTGTCTTAGTCACAGGTAAGTGCCCCAGCTATACCGTTCGAGGCTTCATCCACGGTCACGACGCTCGGGACCCCGAATGGCTACACAACGAGGGCATCGGCTTCCGTCCAGATGCGTACTTTGTTCCTCAGTGGGCTCTCAAGCCCATTGAGAACCTCAAGGAGGTTGCACTCGCCATCTCCGATTCATATAATAAGGAAACCTAAGGAGGTAATGACATGAGTTGGACTACACCGTTTGAGTGGGCGTTCCAGATTGCTATGTGGGGGATTGGTATTTTCCTTCTGGCAACGTTGGTCGCTTTTCTGATTCTTGTTCTCTATGCGCTAGGCAAGGCGTTCACCGTGGCATTCAAGAATGTCCGTGGGAACATCGAGGACAAGAAGAAGCCAAATCTCACCGCAGTCGAGTAATCAGTGGGTAGCCCGAACAGGGAGCCTCAACCGGGGAATCCAGAACGGATTTCTCTTTTGAAGTTCGAGTCTTCTGGTTTTAGCGATGATGGCACGGTTCTGATAACAGCGACTTTTCGGTACGACCCGTGGTGTTGCAATGAGAGCCACGAAGTTGTTGATGGGATAAACGCTCTATCCAGAGCAATCGAGCAGTCTTACGAGTCTGAGCAGTCAGAACGACTCGCAAGACTTGAAGACGAGTACAGAGGGATTCTAAATAGTGACCAAGATTCGGTTTAAGTCCGATGTCGATGTCGAGCTGGTCAAGTGCAGTGCCGAAGACATGGATGTCGTCTTTTCCGCTCGGGTAAGCACTGAGGGGGAGCGCACTCTTGACTTCGCAGGACTTGAGAACAACGAGCTTCCACAAAAAGACAAAGGTCTCATCAACTTTCTGATGAGGGAGCGCCACGGGACTCCGTTTGAGCACTCCTACTTCACCTTCTACGTCAACGCACCTATCTTCGTCTGGCGTGAGCACATGCGTCATCGCATCGCTTCCTACAACGAAGAGTCAGGTCGCTATCGGCAGTTGGACCCTGTGTTCTACATGCCAGACCGTCAGCGGAAGTTGGTTCAGACAGGCAAGACGGGTGCATACATCTTTGAAGACGGGGATGACTTTCAGTACGCCATGACCATCCAGAAGGTTCGTCAAAGTTGCGAGACTGCATACACGAACTACGAAAACATTCTCTCTACTGGTGTAGCCCGTGAAGTTGCTCGGGTAGTTCTCCCTGTCAGCATCTACTCGTCTGCCTACGTCACGATGAACGCTAGAGCTTTGATGAACTTCCTCTCACTACGTCGGATTGCCGAAGGTTCTCACTTCCCCTCCTACCCCCAGCGAGAGATTGAGATGGTGGCAGAGAGGTATGAGGAAATCTTTGAGTATCACATGCCCGTTACTCACGCTGCTTTTGTAAAGAACGGCAGAGTTGCACCGTGAGCGTTCAGTATGCGCAGGGGTACTTGCAGGGATTAAAAGACACCACTTGGAAGTGTTTTGACTGCGGCAACACTTACGAGAGTTCAGTAGAGGAGTGCCCAAACCTATTGATTGACGAGGCAGAGGCAAAGCTTCGATACGAAAAGAACAGGACCGACAATGAGTGAGGGAATCGCTTACTGCTACGCACGAGTTTCTACTCAGATGCAAGCAGAAGATGGAATCAGTTTGGGGGCACAAGAAAAGCAGTTGATTGCAGCTGCTGAGGCTGCTGGTTATGAAGCAGTCATCCTTCGTGAAGAGGGTCGCTCAGGTAAGAACATCACCGGTAGACCGGTACTTACAAAAGCACTTTCTGAACTAGACGAAGGCAAGGCGCAAGCACTTTACGTAACCCGCCTTGACCGACTTGCCCGTTCAACCCGTGACTTCCTCAGCATCGTTGACCGTTCACATAAAAACGGATGGCGTTTATCAATGCTCGACCTCGGGCTCGACACCGCTACTTATCAAGGTCGGTTTGTTGTGACTGTCATGTCTGCCATGGCAGAGATGGAACGAGGCATGATTTCCCTGCGCCAAAAGGATGTTCACAAGGACAGACGGGACTCGGGGAAGGTTTGGGGCGTTGATGTTGGTCCCAAGTCAAAGGTGTCAGAAGAAACTAAGCAAATGATTTACGACAGACGGCAAGCAGGTGTCTCGTACAAGTCAATTGCGGACGAACTGAACGCTCATAAAGTTCAGACATCGCAGGGGGGAAAGCAGTGGTATCCCTCGACTGTTTCTAGTGTTTACGCTGCTATCTGCAGGGAAATCGACGCTACAAAGAAATAATAAAATGTAACTAGCCGCACTCTGCCCATGTGAGTGCGCAGGGGCTAGTTATGGTACGTCGGCATCTCTATATTTATAAACGCCGACTTCTGTCGTACCTATTTTCGACTGCTGCAGGGTCGATTATAATTTTCGTGTACGGAGTTCTTTCTCCTACAACTGCATATGCCGCTGACTCCCCAGCAGAGGAGGTTCAACTCGAACAAGAACCCAGTATCCAAGATTCCAGTCCGGATGCGTCTGAGGAGGTGGTCCAAGATGCGGCATCGCTTGAGTCAACGCAAGACTCTCTCGGTGATGTTGCAACCGCAGCAGCAGCAGCGGAATCTGATATTCAATCCACAAATGAGTCTTTGCAGGAGGTTGTCAACCTAGAGCAAACAATTACGTCAACTGACGAAACCGCCGAGGCGATTGCTAGTGCAACTCAGGATGTGGAAAGCGCAGAGGCTTCGATTGCAGTAGTCAACGAAGCAATCCAAAACGCCGAAACTGCACTCTCAGACTGGGAGCAATCAATATCAGATGTTGAGTCACAACAAGCGGTTGTAGCAGACAAGCAAACAGTTCTAGAAGAAGCTGAGTCTGCACTAGCAAACGCCGAGGCTGATTACCCCGTAGAGACGACAGTGACGGAGGACTTCGAGGACGAAGACCTTTCAGATTCAGAAATTGTTATCACCGTTGGTGATACACCAGTTTCATCTTCTCCGGTCGCAGGTGTGTCAATCGTAGACATTCCGGATGACGACCCTTTCGTAGACAACGGCTTCACGCTCAACCTAGAAGAAGCAACTGATGATGTCTACATCTACATGCCAGAGAGCATCAGGGTTTATGAAGTTGGGTTCGATGTTTTTGCCAAAAACGGCGACGAGCCTTACTTAGTAATCGAGTACGACGCAGAAGGAACAACTTCTGTTGTAGAAAACACCCTCCCCGACTACAGCACCGCTGAGCCCAAAGAAGGCACTGGTGGCATCGGGTATGTCGTTAGTTACACAGCAACTGAGGGTTTGTCGATTGGGTACTTGAAAATCCCAGCCACTCCAGAATACGACTGGTATACCCTCGACAACTTTTACTACAAGTATTTTGATTACATCATCAACCCTTCCTACCAACAGGAGGTTGACGATGCAACAGCCAATCTTGGGTCCGCCCAAACTGACTTGACCAGCTATGAAGAAGTTCAGTCAGCCAATCAATCTTTGGCTTTGGAAGCGTTGGAGACAGCACAGAGCGCAGAGTCTTCAATGCAAGAAGCCATTAGCGCAGCGCAAACTTCAGTTGCTACGGCAAGTTCTGTCGTTCAGGAAGAAGTAGAAAATCAAACTCCAGAGCCAGAACCTGAGCCTAAACCTAGTTCCCCAGCTCCTGCTCCCACCCCGGAGGTAGAACCTCAACCGACTCCTCAACCTGAGCCAACCCCCGAGCCTGCTCCTGAGCCCGAGCCTGCTCCTGAGCCCGAGCCCGAGCCCGTCGCCCCCGAACCCGAACCTGAGCCTGAGCCTGTTCCCGAACCTGAGCCTGAAGTTGTTGACCCTCCTGCTGAAGAGCCCGTAGCTCAGCCTGTTCCTGAGCCTCAACCTGAAGCATCCTCTGAAACCCCAGAACCAGAGATATCAGAGCCAGACCAAGAAGAACCCCAGCCAGAGTCAACACCAGACCCAGAACCACCCAAAGAATCTTCACAAGATAATTTTGACACAATAATAGAAGAGCCAGAGCCCACTCTTGAGCGTGTCGCTGAAGAATTGATGGCTGACGGTGAGCTGACTGAAGAAGAAAAAGAAGTTGTTGTCGAGTTGCTGGTCGAGACAGCTGCGAAGTCCGGCACAGTTATCACATCCGATAATCTTGAGGAACTCGGTCTCGACTACTCAGACCTCCCGGATGAAACGCCGGTTGAGGTCAGAACAGACTCGTCTGGAAACCCAGTTGTTATATCGGCAGAAGTTGCTGAGTCTTTAGAAGTTTTTGATGACCCCGGGAAGCTTCTCACCGAAGCTTTTACTGACCCCGGAAAAGTTTTGACCTCTTTCTCCTCAATCGGTATGGACATGACCGAAGAGGAGCGGGAGGAGTCCCAAGAAGTCGTGGTTGCCGCAGTCATTGTGGCTCAAGTTGCTCAAGTGGCTTCTCTGGCAACCGGACTCGCTGGTGGAGGCGCACCTCCAGCACCGCCAACCCCAAAGACCCCGAGTGGAAGCGGTGGCGCACCCGCCTCTGACTCCCCAAAATCTAGAAGGAATAAGAAATGAAAAAATTCATTAGAGGCTTTATAAAAGACATGTTGGACCAAGTGTGGACTCTGCTAGGAATGTTTATCGCATGGTTCGTGCTAGATGGCTCTGCTAGAACGGTCGTTGGCTGGGCTATTTTGTGGTCTCTGTTGGTCTGGATGGGTACATATCCCTTCCGTTCTAAGCATTCTGACGATTAGTACTAAATGTCCGACTTTGGGTTGGATATTTTGCAGAGGTGTGATAGATTTTTCTTCCTAGGGACAGGCGTTGGACTAAAGACATAAATGGAGAGATAAATGAGCCAAGAGCTCGTAGAAGAATACGCTGCCAAGATTGAGCCAATCTTGCCACTGGCAAAGAAGGCTTACGGTCGGCGCAACCAAGACACACCTGCCCACCGAGCAAGTAAGCAGTACACCGACCTCCTCAAGGAGTTTCAGGAGAAGGGCGGAAGTCTTCCTAAGCTCGCTGAGCGCATCAATGTCGCCTACGCAGGTGTTCGCCGCCGTGTTGCAATGAGCAATGTTGTTGTCAGCGAATACAAGCCAAAGATTCGCCTCAAGGAACAAAACATTGAGGCCGCTGCTGAGCGTGTTCGCTCTGCCAAGGAAAAGGGAACTGACCTTTATCACGACCAACTTCGGTCGGAGTACATGTCTGGTATCTCACTTTCCAACTTGGCGAAGCACATGGGTCTCAGTTCTGCTGCTCCGCTCTATTATGGAGTGCAGAGGAGTCTTCAGCGTCAGACTAGGTAAGGCAGGTTTTCCCTATGGGTAAGAGTTTGATGGAACAAATAGCCCTCTTACCCGAGGACGAGAAGCAGCAGGTCCTTGCTGGTCTAGACATGGACAGTCTCGTTTGGGACTGGTCTGCATGGGCCAGACCCGAACAAAGACCCCCCGATAACACCAACTGGAGTATCTGGTTATACCTAGCTGGTCGTGGTGCGGGCAAGACGAGGAGCGCAGCGGAGTGGATTCGAGAGAAGGCTAAGGATACTTCTCAAGGTCAACTTCGCTTCGCCCTCGTCGCCCGTACCGCAGCAGACGTTCGTGACGTTGTAGTTGAGGGTGAGTCAGGTGTTATGAACATCTGCCCACCATCTGAAAGACCACACTATGAGCCATCTAAAAGAAGGCTCACATGGCCTAACGGGAACACAGCCACTCTTTTGACCGCTGATGAGCCAGATGGTCTTCGTGGTATTCAGGCTCACTACGCTTGGGCCGACGAGTTGGCTGCTTGGCGTCAAACTCCCGATGCTGCTGGCATGACTTCGTGGGACAACCTTCGAGTTGCGACTCGACTCGGGTCAAACCCACAAATTATTGCGACCACGACTCCAAAACGAGTTCCAGTTCTGTACTCGTTGATTGAAGAATCGAAAAAAGGTCGAGTTGTTATCTCGAAAGGTTCAACTCTAGACAACGCTGGCAACTTGTCGAACACATACTTGCAAGCCATTACCGGAGTGTATGAGGGAACCCGTCTTGCTCAGCAGGAGCTTTACGGTGAAATGCTTGATGACGTTGAGGGCGCTCTTTGGACAATCGAAATGATTGAAGCAGCCAGAGAAATGATTCTCCCTCCGAGCACGCCACTTCGTTGTATTGGGGTTGACCCATCAGTTGCAGAAAATCCACGAGACGAGTGCGGCATCGTTGTTTGCGCTTCCACTGCCGACCGAGACCTCTACAAGCGACATGCTTGGGTTCTTGAGGATGCAACTATCCACGGTTCTCCGGAGGTGTGGGCCAACAAAGTTGTTGAGATGGCTCGACGTTGGGGTTGCCCAGTTGTAGCCGAAGTCAATCAAGGTGGAGCACTAGTTCGTAACGCAATCAATGCGATTGACCCCAATGTAAAAGTTTTAGAAGTTCACTCAAAACACGGGAAAGCTTTGCGAGCAGAGCCTGTTGTTCTTGCCTACGAGCAGAGCAGGGTCCACCACGTTAACTACCTTCCAGACCTTGAGTCTCAGATGACAGCATGGATTCCGGGAGAAACCAAAAACTCACCTGACCGAGTAGACGCTTTGGTCCATGCAATGACTGCCTTGCTTATCAAACCACCGTCAGGTTTCTCTGGAGGAAAGTTGAAGGCAAAATCTCCAGCAGCCAGACGGCTCCCCTCACATCGGGGTATGCAGGGTGGTGGCGGAAGAGTGTTTACCGTTCGCTAATTATCTAGCTAGGTTGCTGGCTGAGTACCAGTCAACTTCTGTAGAGACAGATACAGACCTCATCACGATTTTTCTTCCGTGGACTTCTGCCTTTGCTCCAAGACCTTCTACCTTTAGGTTTCGGTCAACTAGCTTTCTGTGAAAAGCAATCTGAGTCATTGCTTTCTCTCCACGGTCTTCTGACCACTTTCGATAGAGACCGTATAGAGATTTGACCGGAGTCTTCTCCCCCTCAACTTCTTCTGTCTCTTCTGATAAGAAAATTCCGATTCGGTCTTCGTTCTTTCGATAGACCTCTGCTGCTTCTGCCACGACCTTGCACCAACCGAGCGCATCTTTAGAAGTCGAGTTGAGAATCTGCATTGCTCCTTCGACCGCCCAAGCAAGAACTGCAGGGAGTGCACCCTCCGGGTCAAAGATGTAGTCCTTGAGGTCGGGGTCTGGCTCTTCTGGAACTCGAAGGAATGGGATAGGTCGGATGCGTCGCCACATAGCGTCATCGGTGATGATGGGTCGGTGGTTAGTCGAGACCCACAGTTTCGCTTGCGACTGGAACGTGAACGGTTGTTCACCCGGAGAACGTGCTGAGATTTCGGAGGAACCCGTCAGCTTCTTGACCGAGTTTTCTTTGAGTCGCTCAGAGTCTGGTAGCTCGTCCACCCAAACAACACGACGACCACGCAATTGAGCCCAGTGGTAAAGGTCGGAACCGCTTGCCTGACCGTCTCCTTGAGCAAGAATGCTTGAGTCAAGAGGCCATGCGTACTGCTGTGTGCCTAGTGCTTTTACAAGAGCCTCAACAAAAGTGTTTTTACCAGAACCCGCAGGTCCATAAACCAAGAACATCAAGTCATACTTGCTCGAACCAGTCAACGAATAACCGGCTGCTCTCTGTAGCCAACCTTGGAATTCTTTATCTCCACCAGTTGCAAAGTTAAGGAACTCTTCCCATCTGGCGTTCCTGTGACCTGCGGTGTAAGCAACAGGAGCACGACGAGTGATGTACAAGTCCGGACGACCCTTGAGAAGTTCTCCGGTTTTGAGATTGATTACCCCGTTGGCAACACCCAAAAGGTTTTGGTCTTTATCCCAGCCTTCGACAGATACCTCAACACGAGGGTCTGACTTTGCGCTCTCAATCGCTCCATGAAGTCTGGCGTTGGAACGAGATTGATGAGCCCACCTAATCACATCGGTCTGCTGCGATTCGGGATAGCTACCTACGTCAGTCGAGATGATTGACCCCAACCTCTTGGCTAGTTCTTGAACTTCGAGGTCTTCACGGTCTGGCTTCCAGTAACCCTCTTTCCAAACGAACCAACCGAGACCTGTGGTGTATCGAATACCCGTACCAAAAACATCGACAAGACGACGACCGTTACCGGTGTCCGACAGCGAGCGTCGTCTTTCGTCCCCACCATCCTGAGGGCTCAGAGAATCCGGGTCTTTAGGGATATCCATGTTGGAAATGCTTGCTGCATCCGAAATGGAATCTCCATCTTCAATAGAAGCGAGAATGGCTTCTTTGCCATAACGCATTGCGCCTTCACCTTGCACTGGAGCGACAACTCCAGTCATAGCCTTAGGTTGCTCGTCGGGAGAGAGGCTTTTTGCTTGCTTCTGCATCCACTCGGCTGTCTCCGGAGAGATGATGCCAACCTTCGGGTTATCTGCAACAAAGTCGATAGCACGGTGAACGTGATGGAGAAGACCGTTGGTTCCCTCGATGTGAAGCGGTGGACGCACCTTCTCGGTGTTGAAACGAATCATCATCGTCTCAATCATCTGCCGAGCCATGGGGTCGGTCCCGTACTTGTTCGCCAAAGAGCAGGTGGCCTTGTAGATGTCTACGGCACGGGAGCCTTCATCAATGCCCTCTTCAAGAATCTTGTCAACATCTACTGTTGGCTCGTAGTCCAACCAGTCCCAGTTGCCCTCATCAAGAGTGAAACTGGTCTTGCGAGCTCGCTTGCGAAGAACGGCGAGGAGTTCCTCGGGAGCCTCTGCCATTTCCATCTCCCATGGAGCGTGACCCTCAACCCACTCGTAGTCCACTCCGGAGAAGTGCTTGCTCGGGGCAATCAGCACATAACCGTTGTGCTTGATGTCAATACCCTTGAGCCCCATCTTCGTGAGGTTGCCAACCAGACCTTCTGAGTTGTCGCATCGGTAGAAGATGTGACGACCCCGCTGGGGCTGACCGTTGTCTCCGGTGTAGGTTCCGGTAATCGCTTCGATGGTTGGAGGGAGTGCTCCTTCGACCATCTCTTCAAACTTTTGGAAAGACTGAGGACCACCCGAACGGGGGTCAATGTCAATGACGAAGAACCCGGACTTGGAGCAGTGAACTCCTACGTTGTAGTTGGGGTCTGTCTCCCACCACTTTGTGATAGTTGAAAGGTCGCTAGTGGATTGAATGTTCCACTCGGACAGGGCGGGGTGCTTACCTACCTCTTTAGGCTCGCCGTGAGCTTTGTCACAGGTACACCTTCCCCCCACGATTCCGTAGCAGGGCAGGATGTTCCAGTCGATGCTCCCATAGAACGCTGCTGCTTTGGCTTGCCTCGTCGTTTCGTCGTTAGACACCTACACCTCGATTCCTCTAGAAAGAACAGTACCGCTAGTCCGTCTAGCCAGTCAAGGGTCTTACAGAACGGAGTAGAAGTCTTCCGACTATACACCTATCGACACCTTCCGTGTCGGACTCGCTAGAAGAAAAGTAATATAAACTAGTTCAGTATTCGCAGAGACAAGACCAGTCGAGTAGCTAGGAAGGTTATATGTCTCTCATCACGCTCATGGCAGCCGCCGCCGATGAGACCGGTAATTGGTGGGAACCCGGTACGCCAAACTTTCTTGACGTTGGCGACGTTGCTGCCGTGATAGGTCTTGCTATCACCGTCGGAGGTCTCATCTTCGGAGTCACTAAGTGGTGGATGAAACTGATGCGAACCATGATGCGTGAAGAAATCGAAGTCGCAACTGAGCCAATCCATCCAAATTCAAATGGCGGACTTAGCCTTGCAGATGTTGCAAGAAGGACTGAAGCTCTTGATGAAGAGATGAAGTCGATGGGCAGGAAGGTAGACCGTCTCAGCAAGTCGGTAAATGAATCCAACACATTGCTGATTAGGTTCCTGAACGAGACTTCCGGGTCGGCGGAGTTCGACAAAGTGATGAAGCAAGACGAAGCAAAAAAAGCATCAAGCCCGAGGCGCTCCCGGTCCACAGATAAGTAATTTGTATCATACCTCCGGTTCCTGACCGTTTTCGGGCACTTTTTTCGACACGCCGTTCAGCGTTTATCTCTTGATATCCCCCTACGCCTAGCCCTCTGGTGCTAATGTTACTGCTGATGTAATCAATGGTCTTACATAGAGACTTTCGATTACGGTAGGACAAAAGGTGACTGGAGGAAATCTTGAGTCTCGCAGACAAATTAAAAAACGCACAACGAAGTGAAACTGGTCTCCCTTGCGGGGTAGCAAAGCTGCTCTCTGAGGTTGAGGGAGAAGATAAGGAAGCCCTAGAGCTGGTGTTTAAATCACGCTCTGTCTCGGGCACCATTTCCAATCGACAGATTCACGACATTCTTCTGGGTGAAGGACACGACATCTCGTATTCTTCGATTGCTCTTCACCGTAGGCAGCAGTGCCGTTGCTTTGTCGGGAAGAACAGCCAGATTCGACAAGAGTTGAGCGGAAAGGTCTGATATGTCGGAGCTCACAGACCGCTTAGCGGCTTTGGTATCACCGGGGCCAAGCGGCTCTGATGTGAAAGCTCTCAATACCCCCGAATCTTGGAAGCCTCGACTTGAGGTTGACCCAGACGGCGGGTATCTCATTTCTACTCCTCGACCAGCCGGGGAAATCCCCGATGCGGAACAACTCCTTCACGAGTTTGACTTAGACCCAATGATGTGGTCAATCACATCGCTTCGTAAGTCAAGATGGCAAAACCACGCTGGTGAATGGCTTGAGGCATACCGAGCCAGCCTTGCTCCGGTTCAACCAGAGAACACCGAGCTGGATTTTGACTTGGAACAACTTATCCACGAAGTTTCGAAGTGGAGACCGTCAAAAGGCCAGAAAAAGCAGACAGGAGAACTGGCTTACGTCTTTGTGCCAAGCGACCAGCAGATTGGTAAGAAGCAGGGAGATGATGGCACTGAGACCACCATCTCCCGTTTGCTTTCTATGACCGACGAGGCAGTTCAAAGGCTTAAAGACCTCAGAAAAATCGGAAGAAGCATTGGCACGGTAGTCATTGCACTGCCCGGAGACCATGTAGAAGGTAATACTTCTCAGGGGGGCAAGCTTCAGAGCCCAGCGGCATCAGATTTGGGCCTTACGGAACAAACCCGGGTGGCTAGAAGGCTGTTGCTCGCTCAAATCAAGGCTTTTGCACCTCTCTGCGACCGTCTTGTTGTCCCCGTGGTCAACGGAAACCACGATGAAGTGACTAGACAAGTCCATGCTGACCCATCAGATGGGTGGAATGTCGAGATTGCTTCTGCAGTTCAAGACGCCTGTGCAGAGAACGAAAATCTTTCACATGTTGAGTTCAGGTTCCCCGAAAAGTCACATCAAACCCTTGCTGTAGATGTTTGCGGAACCATGTTGGGGCTCTTTCACGGTCATCAGACTGGTTCAAACGTGATGAAGTATCTGCAAGAGCAATCAGCAGGTCAAACTGCCTTGGGGCTCTGCGATGTGTGGATTTCTGGTCACTACCACAACTTCAAATGCATGGATATTGGAGAACGTCTATGGCTTCAAGCCCCCACAACAGATGTCGGGAGTGCTTGGTTTAGGGACCGTCATGGTCTTGAATCGCCTCCGGGCATCCTAACAATGGTGATAGGAGAGGGCTATAATCCAAGAAAGGATATTAGCGTTATTTCGGGCACTCGTTAGGCAGCAATTCCCGACTCGGGCTCCTAATAACAGCGTACAATATAAAAGGTCGAGAGGTCTGTTGCCTGTGCAGGCTTCTCTAGGATGCCTTTATAGCTTGGAGTGCCGCACATGAGTTTTTCTCCTGACGTAAACACTAGAAATGTTGTTGGTCAGTATCTAAAGAGCAGTGGCTCCCCCGCATCTGGAACCGTAACTTTTACCCCATCCAGCCGTATCGAAGATGCGAACGACGCAACAATTGTTGCGAGTCCGATTACGGTAACTCTCAATTCTGACGGCGAATTTACCGCTGAACTTCCCTGCACAGACGACCTAGACCTCAGTCCCCGAGGTTGGTATTGGAATGCCAAGATTCGGGTCAAAGGTCGTCGTGCCATTGAGTTCCGTTTTTACCTTCCTGAGGGTGACGGAACAAACGTTGACATTACAAAGCTTGACACAGTAGACCGAATCACCACCTCCCCCGCAGGCACCGATGTGCTGCGTGGTCCAGTTGGCCCTCAGGGTTCGACTGGTCCTCAGGGTGACGATGGTCCAACCGGTCCTACTGGTGCAACAGGACCATCGGGAGGCCCTACAGGCGCAACGGGCCCGACCGGTGCAGATGGTGTAACAGGTCCCACTGGTGCGGCGGGTACCTCGGTCACCATTCTCGGTTCGCTTCCAGATGTTGGAAGCCTTCCGGGTAGCGGAAGCCCCGGCGACGGTTACCTCATTGATGGTGACCTATATGTCTGGGATGACGTAAACAGCGAGTGGGACAACGTAGGAACAATCGAAGGTCCTACAGGCCCCACGGGTGCCACTGGCGACACAGGACCTACGGGTGCTGCTGGTGCCGATGGCGCAACAGGACCTACAGGTGCAACAGGTCCTTCCGTAACAGGAGCCACTGGTCCAACAGGTGCGGCTGGAGCAGATGGAGCTGACGGAGCAGACGGCGCTACTGGACCCGCAGGTGCAACAGGTCCAACTGGCGCTTCCGGTGCTGATGGTGCGGACGGTGCTACAGGACCAACCGGAGCCACTGGTGCAACCGGAGCTCAGGGTGTTGCTGGCCCAACCGGTGCAACCGGAGCAGCAGGTGCCGACGGCTCTGACGGAGCGGTGGGTGCTACTGGCGCAACAGGAGATACCGGTCCAACTGGAGCACAGGGTATCCAAGGCCCGACAGGTGCTGCAGGTCCAACAGGTGCGGTAGGTGCCACGGGTGCTACCGGTGCAGCCTCGACCGTTGCTGGTCCTACAGGTGCAACGGGTGCCACAGGTGCAACGGGTGCTGCTGGTACTGGCGTAACAATTCTGGGTTCTTATCCAGATGTCAGTTTCCTACCAAGCAGTGGTGACGCTGGCGATGCCTACATTGTTGACGGCGACTTGTATGTGTGGGACGCAATCAACATCGGTTGGGACAACGTTGGTCAGATTGAAGGTCCAACTGGTCCGGTTGGTGCAACAGGCTCGACTGGTCCCACAGGTGCTGATGGAGCAACAGGTGCAACGGGTGCCACTGGTCCCACGGGTGCAGCCGGTGCTGACTCAACCGTTGCGGGTCCGACAGGTGCTACTGGTGACACGGGTCCGACTGGTCCCACGGGTGCCACTGGTGCCGCAGGCGCTGATAGCACAGTCACTGGTCCAACGGGTGCTGACGGAGCTACTGGCCCCACGGGCGCTCAGGGAGACGCAGGTCCTACAGGTGCGACTGGAGATACAGGACCTACAGGAGCAACAGGTGCCACAGGTTCGCAGGGTGAGGTTGGCCCCACTGGTGCAACCGGTGCTACGGGTCCACAAGGAAACTTTGGTGGCGCAAGTTTTGACTACACATTCAGCAACTCGGTAACCGACTCTGACCCCGGTTCAGGCAAGCTGCGATTCAACAATTTGAACCTCGCTTCTGCGACGTTCATGTTTATTGATGACGAGGCAGACGGTGCCATCGACATCCAACAGTTCCTTCGGACGATTGACGATTCAACAAGTCCGCTGAAGGGACACGTTCGTGTTAGCAACAAGACTAACTCCAACGACTTTGCGATTTTTGCGATTACCGGCAACATCACCGAAGCGACGGGCTACTTCAAGGTTCCCGTTTCTTACGTCAGTGGTTTAGCTACAGAATTCTCTGACCTCGAAGACATCATCACGACGTTTGCTCGTACTGGTGATGTTGGTCCTCAAGGTGTTAAGGGTGACCAAGGTGACGTTGGACCTACTGGTCCCACTGGTGCCACTGGTCCATCAGTAACTGGTCCCACGGGTGCGGCTTCCACCGTTCCCGGCCCCACGGGTCCGACAGGTGCAACAGGCGCAGGCGATACAGGTCCCACCGGACCTACGGGTGAGACCGGACCCACCGGGGCCGTTGGTGCTACAGGTGCGACTGGACCTACCGGTGCGGACAGCACAGTTGAAGGTCCGACTGGACCTACAGGTGCGACAGGCCCCACAGGTAACCTCGGTAACACCGGTCCTACTGGTGCGCAAGGTGAGGCTGGCCCAACAGGTGCAACAGGAGATACTGGAGCAACCGGACCTACAGGACCGATTGGCCTAACTGGACCGACTGGTGCAACAGGAGATACGGGGGCAACAGGTCCTACCGGTTCTCAGGGTGAACAAGGTGTTACCGGTCCTACAGGTCCTATTGGAGCGCAAGGTCCCACTGGAGCGGACGGGGTAACTGGCCCAACCGGTGCAACGGGTGCTACGGGCGCTCAAGGTGAGCAGGGAACTGGCGTCACAATTCTTGGAAGCTTTGAGACTGTTGGAGAACTTCCTTCTTCAGGAAACAGCCCCGGTGATGGTTACCTAGTCGGCGGTGACCTTTACGTTTGGGATGACGAAAACTCCCAATGGGTCAACGTCGGAAACATTCAGGGACCGACAGGTGCTACCGGTGCTACCGGTGGAATAGGCCCCACAGGCTCGACTGGTGCAACTGGTGACCTTGGTGCATTTGCTGTTGTTGAGGCAACACCACCATCTAACCCCGACGAGGGCGATGCGTGGTTCAACAGCAGTGATTCAAAAATGTACATCTACTATGACGGTTTTTGGATTGAAACCGGCGCTGCTCCAATTGGTCCAACTGGACCCACTGGTGCCACAGGTGCGGATAGCACAGTCACGGGACCAACCGGTGCGACCGGTGCGACAGGTCCAACGGGTTACCGAGGGATTACAGGACCAACAGGTCCAATAGGACCAAGCGGACCTACTGGTGCTGATTCAGATGTAACTGGACCAACAGGGCCTCTTGGGCCCACTGGTGCAACAGGCCCTACCGGTGCTCCTTCTAATGTCACAGGCCCCACGGGTCCGACTGGACCGACTGGACCGACAGGTGCAGATTCTCAAGTAACAGGTCCGACTGGACCTGCCGGTGAGTTTGTTCCTGCTTTCGCAACTCCCCCCTCAAGCCCAGAGCCCGGTCAGGTTTGGTTTGACACCGAGAACGGTGCAGTCTTCGTTTACTACGACGACTACTGGGTAGAAGTTGGAACAACGGAGTTTGGTGGTGCAACAGGTCCTACTGGCGCTATTGGACCGACAGGGCCAACAGGTCCAACAGGTGCACAAGGTGACCAAGGTGTAACAGGCCCGACTGGCTCAACCGGTGCTACTGGTCCAATCGTTACTGGACCTACTGGACCGCAAGGTTTTGGCTCCACTGCTAAAGGTTTCTATCAAACATATGCAGACTTTGCTGCCGGTGCGGGCGCTTCTTCTGCAGATGTTGGAGACTTCTACGTCATTTATGACGACGACACTATTTATATCTACACCGAGAATGACTCGTGGATTGAAGCCGGTGCCCTGATTGGTCCTTCCGGTCCAACAGGTCCTCTTGGTCCGACTGGTCCTACTGGTGCAGATTCGACAGTACCGGGACCAACGGGACCAACTGGTCCCCAAGGTACCGCTATTCGACTTCTCGGTAGCGTCAACGTAGTCGGAGATTTGCCAGCATCAAACAACGAGATTAACGATGCTTACATTGTTCAAGATGATGGCGACCTCTACGTTTGGGGTGGCTCTTCTTGGTCAAGTGTTGGTCAGATTGTTGGCCCCACGGGACCGACTGGTCCATCTGTAACGGGACCAACAGGACCGACCGGTGCTGCTTCTCAGGTTCAGGGTCCAACAGGGCCGACCGGAAGCATTGGACCGACAGGTCCTAAGGGTGGTGTCACCTATGTTCTTGACTCGACAATTCAGCAGGACGCTTACAACGTAAGTGGCTACGCCGGAAACAACCCCGAACTTATTGCAGTTCGTGGTGAGCGTATCTACTTCGATGCAAGCTCTGTAGAAGTGACAAACTCTGTTGCTCTTCGTTTGACATCAGGTAACACAGCGACCGTACCGGGTACGACCAACAACTCAACAACTTTGGGTCGTAACCTCACAAGTGCTGACCCAGTAATTGTTTACGACGTTCCGTTGAATGCTCCTGAGCAGATTATCTATCAGGACGTTACAGAGCTAAGTAACTTTGGTGTCATCAATATTGTTGACAAAGTTGGTCCTACTGGCCCAACTGGCGCAACTGGACCGACAGGTTCCCCGGAATACGATTCATACACACCAACACTTAGCGCAACTTCGCTTGTTGGTGGAGAAGCAAATGGAACAAGAACCCGTGCTGGACAAGACGTTTCCTTTGCCATTCAGATTGACCTCTCGACAACATCTGTTATGGGTACGGATTCTTGGTCTGTAACTCTTCCATTCCTTCCAGATGCCGGGTTTAGGCAGACTTTCAACGGAGTTATTGACGTTGATGGAACCGGCGCATCTCTCTATGAGATTGTGGGTGTTACAGATGAGGGTAGTGCTGTTGTCAATCTCTTCTACCCCGGAACAAATGGAATTCTTGCCGAGATAACAGATGTATTGCCTGCAACACTGTCTACATCCACAAGAATTTATGTGACCGGTTCTTACGTCTCGCAGGAAGTTGTGTAGGTGAAAAATGGCAGCGATTGATTTTCCAGAAAGCCCACAGGTAGGAGATACCTATACAAACGGTATTAACGTTTATCAGTGGGACGGAACAGCATGGCGTCTGGTTCGCACTAGCGCTGTTGGACCCACCGGTCCAGCAGGTCCAGCAGGTGCTGATTCAAATGTCACTGGGCCTACAGGACCTACCGGCCCCTCTGTAACAGGACCTACTGGACCTGCTTCAACAGAGGTCGGACCAACCGGTCCTACAGGGCCTACTGGAACGTTTGCTATCTCTGCTTGGACTACGTACACACCTCAGTGGACTGCTGCTACAACTAACCCAACAGTTGGAGATGCCAGTGTTACCGCTCGATACGTTGCAATTGGTGCAACTGTTATCGGGGAAATTCGAATTACTGGTGGAAGCTCTGTTAACGGGTTTAACAGAGGTTCTGGTGCTTACAGTTTTTCGCTACCGACTGACGCTGTTGCTGCTACATATCAGCCAGTTGGTCAAGTGGTCATGCGTAACGAAGGACCGGGAAATCAGTTCTTCGGGACAGCGATTTTTACTAGCGTAACTAATGGAATTGCCAACACAATTCAGTGTTACATGCATAGCCAGACAGCAACAATTGACGAAGGTGTTGCAGCCACCGAGTCAACTCCGTTCCTTTTCGATGTGAACGACAAGATTCTGATTCAGTTCATCTACGAAGCAGATTTGACGTAAGGGTAGATAATGGCAGCGATTGACTTTCCCGATAGTCCAAATGTAAACGACACGTTTACAGTTGGTCCGCAGACTTGGATTTGGACAGGCACTGCGTGGGACTTGACTGTAGCGCCAGTGATTGGACCTACTGGTCCCACCGGTCCGCAGGGTGCTGCTTCAAACGTAACTGGGCCCACTGGTCCGACAGGTGCTTTCACCATTTCGGAAGACACTCCTCCATCTAATCCAGATGAAGGAGATGCTTGGTTCAATTCCTCTACCGGTCAAATCTACGTTTATTACGACAGCTACTGGGTTGAGTCTGCTTCTAGCAATGTTGGCCCTGCTGGAGCAACTGGCCCGACTGGAGCAACTGGTCCACAGAACATCACCCCGGGACCTACAGGTTCAACCGGACCAACAGGTGCAACTGGTTCTCAAGGAAACACCGGACCTACTGGTCCCCAAGGTCTTTACGTAGAAGGACCTACTGGACCTCAGGGTCCAACAGGACGACAGGGCCCGACCGGTGCTCAGGGAGAGCGTGGCGTTGAGGGACCAATTGGTCCTATCGGACCTACAGGTCCACTAGGCCCGACCGGAGCAGACGGCCTTCTTGGTGCTACTGGTTCCCCGGGGCCTACTGGTCCGACTGGTCCTCGTGGATTCCAAGGTGCAACAGGTGCTCAAGGACCGACTGGTGCAACTGGTGCTTCGGTAACTGGTGCAACAGGTTCAACTGGACCGACTGGTCCCTCGGGTGGCCCCACGGGAGCGACCGGCCCGACAGGACCAACTGGTGCGACGGGTGCTCAAGGCGAGCTTGGTCTTCGTGGAGCAACTGGCCCTACCGGTGCGACGGGTGCCGCTTCAACGGTTGCTGGACCTACAGGTCCGACAGGTGCATCTATTACTGGACCCACGGGACCCACGGGTGCCATTGGAATCACCGGTCCTACAGGACCTTCGGTAACTGGTGCAACAGGCCCAACTGGCGCTGAGGGTCTCGGTTATGGAGGCATTACCTCTACAACGAACATCATTATTGGTGCCGGTAATAAAACATTTACAGTCAACGACCCGGGTGCCTTTGCTATCGGTGGTCGTATTCGATTTGCCGCTCTTTCCCAGCCGCAGGATTACATGGAAGGTGTTATTACTGGTGTTGCTGGCCTCAGCATCACATTTGTTTCTGATATCTACAACGGAACTGGTAACACTTACAACTCTTGGTTGGCAAGCATTGGTAGTGGCCCTACAGGACCAGCTGGCGCTACAGGACCCGTTGGACCATCAATCAACATTAAGGGAACAGTTGCCAACTTTGCGTCACTTCCCTCTTCAGGCAACGTTATTAACGATGGTTGGATTACCGAAGACACAGGAAGTCTCTATGTGTGGTCTGACCAGTCAACGTGGGTTGATGCTGGACAAATTGTTGGAGCAACGGGGCCGACAGGAGCAACTGGTCCATCAATCACAGGACCAACCGGACCAACTGGCGCAGCTTCTACAGAAGTTGGGCCCACCGGTCCGACCGGCCCATCCGTCACTGGTGCAACAGGCCCAGCCGGTCCTACTGGTCCCGCTTATTACGAGCTCGTTGGTAATCAGTATCTAGAGAACACGGTTCTTGACGAAGAAGATGGAGCCAGCATCGTCAAGATAAACAGCTCCGTGTCCACGACAGTGACTGTTCCAGCAGACGGGGCAAACGGTTACACGTTCCCGACAGGAACTCAAATTGTTATTACCCAGCTTGGTGTCGGTCAGGTAACTATCCAAGGAGACACCGGAGTTGTTGTGTTGAGCGAGGGAGCCAGATACACAACCAAAGCTCGATACGCAATTGCTTCTCTCATCAAACTATCCAGCAACTCTTGGCTACTGAGCGGAAACTTGTCGGCGTAATCATGCTTATTTCAACCCATGCGATGCACGCAACCCTCCCCGTGCCCTTTGTGGCAGCGGGGTGGACTTTGGTTGCCGATTCGACTTTTGGGACGACAACTATAAACACAATTACATCCAACAGTTTTGGTCAATACATTGTTGCCGGGAACTCAGGCAAAGTAGCCACTTCCACTGACAGCGGGTTTAGTTGGGTTGCTCGAACATCGAACTTCAGTACGAGCAATATTTACTCTTCTGCGTACTACGACGGTCTTTACATGATTGGCGGAAGTTCTGGAAAAATTGCTACATCAACTGATGGAATTACGTGGACTTTAAGAGCTTCTGGTTTCGGAGCTAGCGCTGTTTTAGGAATAACTTATGCACCATCTGCTTCGCTTTGGATTGCTGTTGGAGGCTCCGGAAAACTAGCAACCTCGATTGATGGCATTGAGTGGGTACTGAGAACTTCTTCTTTTGGAACTTCTTTTATAAATGAGGTCTACGCAACCGAAACTTTTATTATCGCTGTTGGCTACGACGGAAAACTTGCTACATCAACAAACGGTCTTGATTGGACGCAGAGAACTTCTTCGTTTGTTTATGACACCATCAACGATGTTGTAGCCAACGAAAGCAGGACTCAGTTTGTTGCTGTTGGTGACTCCGGAAAGATTGCTACATCATCTAACGGAACCTCGTGGACTCAGGTGTACCCACCTCCTTCTTTTGGTGCTTTTAGAATTACTTCGGTAGACGCAAACTCAGAAAGTTATGTTGCTGGCGGTACAGCCGGGAAGCTAGCAACTTCTCTTAGCGGAGTTGGGTGGACCCAGCGGCCTTCAAATTTCGGTCTCGACAACATCAATGCTGTTTTGCTGCAAGACAGTATCGGTATTGCTGTCGGGGGCTCCGGAAAGATTGCGTATTCGGTATAGGAGATATAAAGATGTTTAAATATGTAATCATTCCAGATGGCCCACTTGTACAGATTATGTACGGTGACAACGTTATTGACGAGTGCGGTCCTTGGGAAAGTCTTGAAGCAGCAATCAATTGGGCAGAGGCTTATGTTGCGAGAAAAAATGCAGGAATCCCAGAACCAGTTATTCCATAAAAGTACAATAATTATTTAGAGGATAGAAAGGAGGAGTACAGTGGCAGCAATTGATTTCCCAACCCCCACAGTTGTAGGTGAAGAGTTCACCGCTGGAAACAGCACTTGGGTGTGGACAGGCACTGTTTGGGAGCTAAAGCGCACTGCTCCCACTGGTCCTCAGGGTCCACAAGGTATTCAAGGACCAACAGGTGCAACTGGTGCTAAGGGTGACACAGGTCCTCAAGGTATTCAAGGTGCTACAGGACCCGTTTCTGACGTTGCTGGTCCGCAGGGACCCACAGGTCCAACTGGTGTTCAAGGACCCACTGGACCTCAAGGTATTCAGGGTGAACTTGGTACTCAGGGTCCAACAGGTCCCACAGGTGCTGACTCGAACGTAACCGGGCCTCAAGGTCCCACGGGTCCTCGTGGGCAAACTGGTCCTACCGGTTCGACTGGCCCTCAGTCTGAAGTTCCCGGTCCAACGGGTCCAACGGGTCCGGTAGGTAAGTTCATTGCTAGTCCGGTTCAGCCAGACATTGGATTGGCTACTGATGGAGATACTTGGTTCGATACCGGAACTGCCATTACATATGTTTTCTATAACGGTGTTTTCGTTAGAACTCAGGGCGGGCAAACCGGACCGACTGGCCCCCGGGGCTTGCAGAGTACCTACGCAGTCTCGACTGCGTGGTGGTTAGGCGTATAATATGCTGATTTCTTCGATTTCTACGAAATCACACCGTACTTCCGGTGTTATCCTATTTGTTGGGCTGTCTTGGTGTGAAAGAGGTAATGAATAATGCCCGGTTTTCTTGGCGGTAGCAGCGGCACTGGTGGCGGCACTGGTGGCGAAATCTCATTCCCGAAAGAGTTCATCGACCCAGTAACTAAGCTGCGTGTATCCACACCAGCCAACCTTATTGACACCGACTTTGAGTACGGTCTTCAGCCCACCAAGTGGGAGACACTAGAGCTAATTAACAACACCCCTTCGTTCTTCTCGAAGTCGGGTGACACGACCATCCCCAACATCAGTGCAATTAACACGATTCAGGGTTCTCGTGAAGTTACCGTCACAACAAGTCTGGACCACGGGCTTTCCGTCGGTATTCCCATCAACGTAAACGGTACAAAGTCCATCACTGCAGATGGCGCTTACATCATCAACTCGGTACCTACCGCCAGAACCTTCACATATCTAGCCAAGGAAAATCAGTTTTTTACAGCCGCCATCGAAGACCTCTATACCTCGATTGTGACTGGCGAGTTCTTCCAAGGCTCGCAGATTCGTATTGCTGATTCGCACGGTTTGGTGACTGATGCAGCGACTCCCTCAACTCTGACTGTTACAACAGAGAGTCCTCATGGTTTTGGTATCAATACACCTTTCTACTTTCTGAATCTGAACTCCACTATTTCTCAGGAGTTTGATTCGACTAATACCGCCGCTAAAACTTTTGATTCCAGTAACAACTCAACAGCTCGTGTTTTTGATGCATCGAACACGGTGACATCAGCTAACTACGACTTTTCTAATAGAACTGCAAGCCTTCCGGCTAGCGTTGCGGGAAGTCCAATCGCAGGTGTCAGCGTCGAAAATAATACAATTACTGTTGGTCATACAACAGAGACGTTTGAGAATCGAGCTATTGGCACTCCTCTTTACTACGACGTAGTTGCGTCTAGTGGCTACTTTGCCAACAAACCTCGTGGAGTTGTCTTCCTCAAGGGGACCGACTCTCTAGGGGCTTCCCTTTCCACATTTACGGTTAGTGAAATCCCCAACGGAGATGTAATCGACATTACGTCAGCAATGACTGGAACTTTCCAAGTTGCAGACTTGGTTGCGGAGTTTGCTGGTAATAACCAAGATTTCGACAGTCAAATCTCTTTAACCATTTCAAGAGGAACAGCTCACGAATTTGACGGAGACAACTCCGAGGGAGCTACCTACACGATAAACAGTATTAGTGGCCTTGGAAATATTGCCCTAAGCGGTGATAGCAACTGGTCTACCGGTCAGATGGTGTACTACAGCACAGACGGTGCGGCTGCTACAGGTCTCACAAACAACACCACATACTGGGTTACAGCAGGTAACCCATCAGCCAGTGTTATTAACATTACAGACACCCCCGACGGAGCAACCCTGACTGCCATTTCTGGCGGTACTGGAACCCAGACTCTGACCGCTACTTCTGTGTCTTTGGACAAAGATATTTTGGCTGTTCCCGGTCACGATTTTGAAGAATCAGACATGGTTTTGTACTCGTACCCAGCCGGTGGAGCGATTACAACATCAGAAGCCGCTCAGAACTATTACTACGTTCAGAATGTCTACCCAGACGGAACCCACATTCGTCTAACAACCACTAAAGGCTTTGTTCTCGATGGAACCACTGAAGCCCGTGCTGCTTCGAGTGGTCAACAGATTCTGAACGACAACCCGGCTGCAACTAGTGGCACTTACTGGATTAAGCCCCCCGGTGGAACAGTTGCATACCCGACTTATGTTGATATGGACCTTGAAGGTGGTGGTTGGACGCAGATTATGAAGCTGTCCTACAACACACTGCTCAGTCCATACATCGGTCGCCCCGGTGGGGCAACCCATGCTGGTGCTGGCTACACCTACGGCCCAACTTGGGACGGCTGGGCGTGGAACCAAGACTCCGACTTCGACACCCTGTTTAACGACAGTTCGAATTCCGACTTCAGCGATGTTGACTCTTTCTCCAAGCTGTTTTACCAGCTCCCATTCAATGATGTGATGGTTGTGTCTATTGCCGACACAACTAAGCGTCTCGGATGGAGGCACAACGCTCAGATTGCAAACATGAGAGCCGTTACTGGTGGGACCGACCTATCTACATACGGAGATGAGTGGTTGTTCCCGGCAGTGGCGCAGTTGGAGTACTCGTGGACCCGTCAGTTGGAGCTTTTCCCGAGTGCAAGGAACTACCAAGCTCAGACTCCAACAGTTTTTGGGTTCAAAGTTCTTTCCGACCGAGCAAATAACTTCAGCTCTATCAACAGTTATATGACCGGTGGTTACGACCCAGTTACATCAAACAACGTAACCGGTCACGGTGCATCTATGATTGGTATGGGCGGTACTGGCGGCATTAGCGGGCGATTTGGTGGCGGTATCGGGTTTGCTTACACCTCCAACTATGCCTTCCGTGTTGGTGGTCACTTCTGGAATTCCAGCTTCAACACAAACGTCACTAACTACCGACTTTTCACTGGTTTGGCAGTGTTCGTCAGGTAACCCCAGTTGTATAATAAGAGAAGGTCTAAGAAGAGGAGCTGCTAGCAAATGGCACTGCTAAACATCACCGCTGTGGGTGGAGCGGGAACGCACACTCTCCAGAAGACAAATGTCAATCTGGATGAAGATTTTGTGTACTTCCCCGGGCGTGACAGCGCTACTACGCTTTCCTCTCAAGTCACTGATGAGAGCGCTTGGGTCTTTCGTGAGGGGACGGGAGACCTAGTTGGTATTGACTCTGACAGTGTTTATTTTCTAAATGCTGACGATTTTAGCGTTGGGTTTTCCGCCACAGCAGGTGGTTCCAATATTGACATCACAAACTTTGCCGCAGGAACTGTAACTTTCAACTTCCCGAACGTTTACAACCAACAGTTCAACCTTTCTCAGGTCAAGTACGAAGACCAGCAAGCCGTCAAGTATGTAACAGACGGAGACGCAATTACTGGGCTTGTCTCTGGAAATGTTTACTACGTCAAAAATCTACTCACCGGTCTTGGCGGCTCTAGTACATACAACTTCACTACACACACCTTCACAACCGGCGGGGCAGAGGGTCGTTATGGCCCGACAATCAGCCAACTTCGCACAGAGTACGAGGGTGCGGGCGCTACTTGGGCCTCTCAGTACCTTTCTCAGGGGGACTATCAGGGGTATCAGGAC